TCTAATGAATCTATTCTACCTGTAAAAGTATACCAACCTGCGATGAGTGATGATAATACCGTAACGATAGCTACTATATTTTGTATTGATAATCCAAACTTTGCGTTTTGTAGATTATCTACTAATTGTTCTGCGTCTACTTGTTTTTTTGCCATTTTTTACTCCTTATAAATCAAAACCAAATGAAATCATTAAGGTTTCGTTGTGAAAACTATCTGTGTTGTAGTAATATGCTAATGATAAATCAACAATGCCTGCGTCAATACTACCACCTAATGTTAAATAATCAACTTCAAATTCTGATTCTGTGTAATATCCTAATTTAAAACTTGCTATACCTAAGTCATATACACCACCAATACCTATTGAATTGTAGTCTTCAAACATTTTAACATCAGATGCTAATGTGAAGTCTCCAAATTTTTGTCCTACACCGATACCTACTGACATAGGTAGATTAAGTGATTGGTCTAAGAATTCCGTTTCACCACCGACATCTTTTAATACTATACCTAATGATGTATTACCGAACTCTTTGTAAGCACCTAAGTCAAATCCATAATTCATTTTGATATCAAAACTATCAATAAAGTTGTGATTGTATAGATTTAGTCTGGCTCCAAATAACCAATCTCCGATTCCAAATCCATATCCACCACTTACTCTATATGATGATGATTCAAAATCTCCCAATACTATACCGAATTTATCAGATTGTTGTTGTGTTCCATAGTTAAAATAAAATATCTCACTTGACCAACCTAATGATGATGTATACAAAATACTTTGATATCCCATATCATCAGTAAGATTAGGCAACCAATCAACATATGATATTTCTTGGTGTCTTTTATTTAATCCTGCAAACGCTGGATTGTGAAATACATTTTTCACATCTGCGTGTGCTATACCGACATTACCCATAGCTGAACTATTTACACTTGGATTAAGTGTAAAGACATTGTTTGCTTGTGCGAATAATGCTCCTGTTAATACTAATAAACTTAATAATTTTTTCATTATTTACTCCTATTTTAATATTGTAAATTTCTTTGATTTAACTTTATTTTCAGTTTCCATTACAAAAACATAAATACCTGAATCTAAATTTCTATATCCAATATGTAATAGTGGGTCTGTTGATTGTGGTAAATCATCAAACTTAAAGTTGTGTAGTCCTGTTTGAACTGAGTCTTCAAAAATTACACCAACTTTTTGTCCATTAATATTGTAAATACTAATCTTTACATCACCTGCTTGTTCCATAAAGAATTGGAAATTAATTTCATTGTGTTCAGATTGTATGTAAGGATTTGGATAAACATATGTCATTTCATCTTCATTTGGTTGTCCACCACCAAATGCCCAATATCTATTCCATATTCTCACATTACCACTTTGTCTGGTCATAATTAAGTCATCACCATTTGGATTACCTGCGTTTGCTTTTCCTACAAATCGTAAGTCGGTTTCTGTCCACTCTTGTCCATTATTCAATGAGTCAGCTTGGAATATCAACTCTAATCCAACCATTTCCTCTGTAATATAATAATCCTCTGGTGCATTGTTTGGTGAATTTTCTAATGCTCCAAATGATATTGTTGTATATCCATTTGAACTTTCTTTTTCATTTAGATAAGTCATCCAAGGACCTGGTAGAGTTCCTGTTTGAGCGTCTATAAAGGTAAGTTCTGATTCTTTGTATATTATTTCAAATTCAAATCCTGCTATTTTTGTAGGTTCACCTGTTACTCCGTCTATACTTGGTGTAATAGTTAATGGGACTGAAACTTGATTACCCATATTAACCTTTACTGAATTTTGTTCTGGTAATGACAAACTAACTTGTGGTGTCGTAGCCATTGTTCTGCTACTTCCGTCATACTCATCATTTGTGTTTGTATATGTCCAAGCACTTGGTGCGTCATCACAAGTTGCATTTACACAATCTTGTTCCCAAGAGTTTGTTCCACCATTATCACTTTGTACCGTGTGTGTATCCCAACGATAGTAAGTTGATACTGATGTAGCTAGTGTATCATACACTGCTGTATTTGTATCACTAACATCTGGAAAATCATCTGCGTCTTCGTCATCTGGATTTGTTGTTGATGTTCCTTTAACTTTTGTTCCTGTTAAATTCATATCACCTGTAAAGTAAACTGCCACATCAGGCGCTGTAATATCTGGATTTACATCTCCGTCTGTTGTTACATCAGGGTCATCAAAGGTTGAAGTTCCTGCTCCAATACTAATGTTCAATGTATCTTGTCCTGTTTGAACTTCGTCCATCAAATCTGGATTGAACCAAGCGACACCACCTGCGTCAGATTCTAATTCTGCTGTTTCTTGTGCTAAACTATCATCCCAAAACATTGTGAACTCTCTTCTTTGTTTTGTATCTCCACCTCTAAGTGCTTGATAGTAATTAAGAGTTTCTGCATTTCCGTTTGCTTTTAAATTATCTATACTTGACCATTGTTGATATGTGTTTCCATTAACGTGTTCATATGATGTATCAAAAACACTACTTACATACGCCCATAAGAAATAAGAGTCATTTAACTGAAATACATCATCTCCGTCTACATCACCAATCAAATAAGCACTTGGTGAATCTATATTGATATCATTTTCATTTACCCATTTATTTGATTGAAAGTTAAATGATGCGATTGCGTCATTAATGTTTGTTACGGCATATCTGTCAAGTTCTTTTTGTTTATTATCACCAGTGTATCCACCAATAACATCTGCTGCGTCTGGTGGCCAAATAGATACTCTATAATTGTTGTTTCTTGGTAATTGAATATTGTAATATCCATTTTCATCTGTGTAGGTGTAATCCCAATAAGATACTCCTAAGAAACCATTACCAGGCAACGATTGGTCCGCAGTTGCTCCACTTGTAGTATCTGTTATTTTGTAATAATTGTATGTTCCGTCATCCCCAATAACATCATCAGACAAGTCTTCATCAGTAACACTAGCGTCATCTGCTACACTTTCTATATCATACCAATTAGAGTTATCATCTGGATTAGATTCATCTAATTCAAATACAACTTTCCAAAATGGATAAGTATCTTGTGAGAAGTCTTCTCCATTATCTTTCACTCCATCGCCGTCAGCATCTGCCCACTCACCAATGTATCTAGCAAAACCTTCAACATCAACAAGTTTCGGGTGTAGAGTAATATCTCCTCTTGCTCCACCATTAAATGTTCTATTATCAGTTACTGCATTACCCCAATTACCATCTATGTAAACTTTATAAGGTAATAAATAATCATCAGATACATAAGTATAGTATCCTTGATTTCCATTATAAAAAGTAGGTATTCTAAATGAACGTGGTTGATAATTATCAACTACATCATTTATTCTAAATTTTAATTTTATTAGTTGTGCTTGATTTCCGTCTCCACTACCAAAGTGTTTATCTGGCACTCCATCATTATTGTCGTCGTGACCGTGAGATACCATAGTGATTCTTAACCAATCATAACCAGTATCAGATATAGACTCCTCATAATTGTTTCCACTAACTGCTAATGAATCACGATAACCGACATTACTAAAGTGAACTACTTCAAAAGAATAGTCTGAGTCATCTGCTTCATCACCCTCAGTCCAACCTGATATATGACTACCTTTAATTACTCGTGAGTTTCCTTGACTCCAAGCATTAATTGATGTTTCTGCTGTTGTTTCTCCATCATCTTCTACCCAAGTAATCAAGTCATTATCAAATGCGATATCGAATCTAACTGATGTAATGTAGCTAGTGCCAGTATTGTTGTCATCAAGAGTGACTTCCATTTCTAAAATATCATCTCTCCACGAATCAAAATTATTGTTTTTAAAAGCTGGCGCTGATGTGTCATCTGCTAAAAATGTTTGTAATTGTACGGTTTCTTGTGCTTTCCACCAATACTCTGGTGTTTTCCACTCACCTAATTGTTTTACTCTTATGATTGGGGTTTGTCCAAAGACAAGTCCAAACATAACTGCTGACATAACCATTTTTTTCATAAAACGAAACATTGTTTTCTCCGTTGGTTTAATTCAATAATAAATATAAGATAAGTAAAGATTACGCGTCAAATCTAACAATAAATGTAGTTTCAAAATCGTCAGATAATTTGATAGGTTTTGCTAATTTTGCGTGAACTAATAGTTCTTCATTTTCGTTATACAATCCTACTTGTGTAACATAAGGTCTAAATTCTGAGTGTGTTGTGAAATTCAATGACTCGGTGGTTGCATTGTAAGAAGTTTTTAAACTTCCTGTTCCTTGCCCACTTGGTCTATCGCCTGGTGGTAAAAAGTTAGACATTGAAACTGTACCTAATGGTAAAGTTAAACTACCACTACGACCAGGTGTAGCACTAATATTTGTAGTTGCATTAAATTCAAAAGGTTTTGCTGATACACGATATTCATATTCGTAATGTGTTTGTGTAGATTGATACTTTAAAGTAAATCCTGTGACATCTCTTGCGTAAGAACCTGTATCGGTTAGTGCTAATAATCCTTGTGAGTAAAATATATTACCGACTTCACTACCACTACCACGAGTTGCTGCAGCTGACGACACACCTTGACTACTATCAAATGAACTTGATTTGTATGCAGCAAAACTTGCAGAGTGTGCATTATCAAAAAGGTTTCCGTCTCCGTCATCTTTAATGGTATATGTTTTACCACCTGTCGTCAAACTTAAATCTATTGAGTTTGGTTTAATCTCTTCTCCAAATATTTCTCTCGATACATTGATTATTGAAGCTGATGTGTGAAGTTCTCTATTTTGTTTTGTGCTATCATAACCACTAAAAACATTAAATGGATTTGAAGTGTCTTTGTAAAATAATTTGTTAATAGTGTGCCAAGTTGGTAATGCGAAATAACTACTTGTTACTGAACCTGATATAATATGAGTTGCTTCGTCTGATGAACTGGCATAACTGAACATAGAACCACTTCTAGCCTTTATCAACCAAACTCCACTTCCACTATCATTGTTAGTAAATGTAAAGTTTTTAAAAGACTTGAAAGGTTTAATTGAAGTATCTTTTGGGTCAAGATTTTTTAGCATTTTGAAATCCTAAAAATCAAGTTTCACTTTAATAATAGCTTCCCTTGCGTATGAATTTAATAATGGTTTTGATAACTTAGCGATAGCTAATAACTCATCACTATCATTGTAAAGTCCCACTTGTGTAATAAAAGTTTTTGGGTCTTTAAAGAAAGTTCCTTGTGTAAAACTTCCGTCTGAACTTGTAAAGAAAGTTGGATTAGAACTAAAATTAAATTTTTTGTTGTTTACACGAACAAAATAACTTGTTGAACTAATTTCTTCTTCTCTACGAGCTGCGAAATATTTACCTGTTCCAGCTGTTGCTGAACCACTTGTGATAGCGTTAAAGAATCTTTGACCATTGTTATCGTTAGCATTTGTGCTTGTTAAAGTAACAATAGATGCGGATGCCAATGTGGCTGGATTTAATAAAATTAGTCCTAAATCAGGATAGAATAATCCATAAGCACCTGGTCCTTGAGCTGTTGCTGCTACTGCAACTCCATCTGCTACTGAACCACTAACAACATTAAATACTCTTCCACCCTCATTTACATCAGGTGAAGTGTTTGTTGAACTATCATCAATCAGACGAATAGCATCTCCTCTGTGTCCAGCTGGAAGTAATGCACTTCCACTACCAAGATTTAACTCCCAATTACCTGGGTCAATCTTTTCTCTCATACGAGCTCTTTGAAAAGATACAAAGTAAAAATCGTGTGATGCTGCGGCTGCTCCTGTAAAAGTAAATTTATCCGTGTTTGGTGGTAATAAAATGTTAGCAAATTGTCTATATAGTGCTGCACTTTCTCTATTTCCTGCAGTTGTGTCGGTTGTGTTTCCTAATGAACCACTTCCACCAGAGTGAGCATATCCAATAGCAAATTGAACTTCTGCTGCTGTATCGGAAGCTGGGTCTGTTTTGTAAACATCTTTAACATGCGCTGTGGCATCTGCTGATGCGGTAAAAAATGTTGTTAAAGTTCCTGAACCACCCGACCAAAGTCCACTTGAAACTGTTGTTCTTTGATTTTCAACTATATCGTTTTCTCTATCAAATCTTTGAAATACTGACATTACTTACTACTCCTTATAATTTACTTGGGTCTGCTTTTACGGTAACTGGTATGTTAAAGGTTGCGCCTGTTTGTCTACCTATTACTGTAATATTGGTTTTAGTTTCTTTCGTTGCTGACCTTGAAATAAGTTTTATTGATTTTCCTGTTATGGTCAATGAACGTTTTCTATCTGCTTCATTTAAGAATACTGGTGTAGTCGCTCCTCTACCACCGCTTCCAAAAGCTCCACCTTCCGGCGTTATGTTTGCTAAATCTGAATTCTGTAAAACAAATGTAAATGACTTATCAACACCATTTCTTGTATTTGGTGAAATAGTTTGAACTTGTCCTGCTCCATTGAAAGTCAATTGTGCATTTGGAACTTCCAATATAGGAAGTTTTGCTGTTTCCTTTGGAAGTGTTGTTAATTTGTATCTCATCAATTGATTTTCATCTACGAATGCTTCTAATATAGGCATATTTTCAATCACCGCACCATAGTAGTTTGAACCATTAGTGTGTGTTGTATCCCATAAATTATAATCTACTTCATCATCTGCTAATGCAAATTTAGTAATTTTAAATTCGTTCTGCCCTCTTGCCAAAAGTTCACGACCTTTTTTTGTCAAAATAGCGTCTACTGTTATACTTGTATTGTCTAAAAATCCCATTTTGTTTTACTCCTGTGGAAATTATATAACTATTCTTAATCATTAATAAATATAAGAAAGTTAAATTTTCCTTTGTTTTATTCTACTTTCAACTTAGTTTGTTCTGCGTCTTGTGTTTTCAATGTAGTTGGTGCTACAATTGTTACTTCAACCGGGTCTTTCCCATCAATCGTATTATTTCTTGATAGTATTGTTCCTTGATAAAATGCTCTAAATAATCTTGTATCGTGTGCCATACTTTGAACTCTTGAAGCAGAGTATTGATAACTACCACTTACTCTTAATGCATTACCCTCACTTGTAAAAAAGTAATTTCTTTCTTCATTGTGTTCTGCTAATCTTGAGTGTGATACATTGGTTTGTAATGCTTGTGTAAAGTGGTCGTTTATACCACCGACTTCAACACTAGCTGTTGCATATAAAGTCCCAAATTCTTGTTTTGGATTTAACTTATCCAAGTGAACTAATGAAGGAACTCCTAAGACACCCAAAGCATCTGAACCTGATGAAAAGTCATTCAGATTAACCCCACCATTGTAAGTGTCATAACTACCAAATGTCTGAACTATATTGTCTGGTGAACCACTAATAAATCTTGTTACTTGTATTCCGTCTTCAAATATATTCGCATTTTCATAATAACGATTATCAAATTCTGGTTTATCTCCAATGATTTGTTTAGAACGCTCTAATATATTTGGTTCAATTAAAACACCTGTTTGTGAATCTGCTCTTGCAGGAAGTAGTGATTTTAATTGTTTAAATATACTTGCGTCATAATGACTTAAAATTTTTAGATAATCCCAAAAGTTATTTGAAGAAGTGTATCGTTTGAAATATTCATCTCTTAAATCTCGTAAATCTTTGTATTGAACTTTGAATTCATCTCTTGGGTCTCCAATGTAATCATCAAAATTAAAATCTGCTATACTATAAACAATATCTTCATTGACAACATCAGTTGGTGAAAAGTAAACACCGACTTTATTACTATCTATTGGTGCAAAGTCTTGTGATGACTTTTCTTTCCTATTATCTGGCAACAATGGTTGTGTAATCGTAGTATCCTCTATTCTAATCTTGGTTGCATTTCTACGATTAGGGCCGACATTCGGGACTCTTAATTGTTCTTTATCTACCAATGTTCTTGAAAAATTACCTGTAAATCCATTGATACTTGCTCCGATTGAACCTGTTTCGTAAGTTTGTATATGTGCTACATTAGATAATGTAGGAAATGTTTGTAAGTTCTTGTTATCATTTAATTCATAACGAACAAATAAATTATCATATGATGATGAATAACTATTTCCGTTATATGCTTTTGGTGTTCTAACGTGATTATCAAAAACACTCGCACTTAATGGTTCGGACCACAAACGATACTCCATTAATGAACCACTAAATTGTGTTCCAAATCTACTACCACTACCACCCAAGAATACGAAACCACTTGAAGTGAATGCTGCATTTAATTGACTACCAGATACATTGTTTGGGTCTGCTACCGCACTAGCTGTGTGTGATGTTAAACTTTGACTATCCTCAAACAATATTGTATTTCTTGTCGCATCATATTGTTTGGTTGTTAACTCGTAAACACTTTGACTTTTTGTAGTGTCACTTGGAAGTCTTCCACCAAGACTTGCTCCGTCTGTTCTATTTGCTCCTGCTTTTCTTGTCAACATAACCGACCACATTTCATCATTGTAAAATGGTAGTAATGACGAAGTGATGTATTGCGTTCCTTTGGAACCACTAATGGTAAACTTTAAGTGTCCATAATCATCAGTCGAACCATTGTCTTGTAAAGAAATCCCCCACTCACTTCCTTTTTGTAATATTGCCATTGAGCCAGATGTTCCAACACTATGTGGACTTCTAAATCTAAATTCTATTGTTTCAGGATATCTTGATGTTCCTGCTGTTGTCTTCCAATTAGATTTTATGTATTGTCCTGCTTTGAAATCTGTGGCTCTTGTAAATTTTCTCTTTATCTCATAACTTACTCTTGTTCCTTTGTCTGGTCCACCATATTCACGAACTCTTAGTATTGAACTTGGTATACCATAACAACTTAATAATCCTTTAACCGCTCTTTCCGTTCCTTTTGTTTTTACAAAGAAAGGTAAGTTTGCTAATATCCTTTTCCATATTTCTTCGGTTACGGCTTCTTGTGGTGATTCATACAAATCAGTTCCGTCTTGATTTTTACCCAATAAATATTCTGGTAAATTTAGTAAATTATTACCTGAATAAAAATCTAACCCAAGAGATTTAGCATATTCTCTTGCTACATCTTTTGATATACCCTCTGATAAATTCTCTACTCGTTTATTTATATCAGTTATGGATTTTACATATGTCCAAACTTCATCAAATTGTTGTCCAACCATATCCATAAATTCCAAAAATACATTATTACTATCATCATTGGAAACGTGTCCTGGTAATGAATTTCTTAACGAATCCATATTGTTTTGGTCATAAGTTGAAGCACTCTTAATCATATTACTATACCAAGATGTTGCTTGTGAACTTGTTACGGAATATAATGTATATGGTGATGTAGAAGTAGACTTTGGCCAAGATGTATCGTGAAATTGTCCTTCTGATGAAGTTACATAAGATGAACTTTCGTAATACATATAATGCTCAAACGGGTCAAATGAATTCTTAACTCTTTGTCTTTTCTTTTCTAAAAATTGTATTTGTGAAAGAGAACTTGTTACTGTCAATAATGATGCGCTTGCTGCACTATGACTTTCAATTAGTCTTAATTTTTCTCTAAAATTACTAACTCTTCTTTCTGCTGATGAGAAGTTTACAAAGTTTCCAAAACCTGTGTCATCTACTTCATCAAATTCTGTTGTTCTTTTTTGATAATCAATATTTGGTTGGACATCTAACAAACTTTGTGATAATACTTTTTGTTCTATTCTATTTGTATCATCTGTTATATCACTAACCAAATCACTACGATTTTTGTAATTAGTCCCTTGAAATTCAAGTGTTGGGTTGTATGCTAACTCTGACTCGAACTTAGGTAATCTCATATAGATTCCCTCTTTTTCTTGTTCGACAAAAGGTTCTAATCTAATAGTATCGGTATAGTCTGGCAACCTTTTTTCAACAAAGTAAAGTCTATCAAGTAAACTAACATTGTCACGAAGTGGTTGTTTTGTTTTTACAATTCTTGATTTTCCGTCTACACCTAACACATCATTTATAACTAAACAATATTGGTCATCTTTAACCATATAGGTTTTAAATCTTTCTAAATTATTCTTTCTGTAAACTACTTTCCAATTTGGAAACTTTTTAGATATGTCATCTTCCCCAACGTGTTTTACTAAGTTAACTCCGTCATTGTAAGATAAAGAAACTCTAATGCGATTACTATCCAATACCTCTACAATAGTTGCTCGGTAGTCTCTTGCTTTTAGTTTTTCCGCAACATCTTTTGCTGTTGTTACATTTTCTCTCGCTGTTGTAGATGAACCAACACCACTTTCAGTTTCAATTTCTTGAGTAGTTGTATTGACTGCAATTAAATTTTCCAATCCATCTTTTCTTAGTAAGTCGTTTGTTTCCTCACTTGATTGGAAACCAAGTGAAGCGTCAAATGTAGAAGCTTCATCTTGTCCACTTTCAACATATTGTTTAAATTCTTCTCTTAGTGCTTTTACGCCGTCTGGCGGGTCTAATGGGTCAAATCCTGCGTCTTTGATTGGGTCATTGACAAGTTTTCCGTCAGGACCAAATTCTTCTAATACGACACCTTTTGGTCCAATAACAGTAGTTACTTGACTTACTTCTGTCATATCTTCAACATAGATACCTAATGGTTTTGGTTCAGTTGGATATTTTACTACTTGACTTTCAATCGGATTAGAAAATGTTCCAATTTTAATTGTATCAAGAGCTTTTTCTCGTGATTCTTCAATCTCAAATTTGTCAGCGGATTTAGTTTTTTTGATTTCAATTGACTCTTTTATTTGTGCTAAAGCACCACCTTGTTCATCTAATGGACTTTTTTTAATTTCTATTTCTGTTTTTAATCGTGGGTCTGGTTTTGGTAGATTATCATACCTAACAAATTTTGATAAGTCAGATGTTGATATTCCTGTGAATTCTTCTTTTATATCAGTCTGTGGTAGTTCAACTTGTATACTTAAATCTGGTGATATATCAATAATCTCTGCTTTTGTTTCTTCAACATCAACTGATACTTCAGGCGGTAATTCTGGATTAACTATCTGTGTGTTGGTTTGATTTTGTTTAACTGTTGTTGCTTCAATTACTGGCGCTGGTTGTTCTACTACTAATTGAGAAACTTGTTCAATAGTTTCAGCTACTGAATTTTTAGTTTGTCCCTTAACCTTAGTTTCGGCTCCACCTACATTTCGAGTTTGTTGTGGTTCTATTCCTATAAATTTTCTTTCGTCTGCCATTAGTATTGCTCGTTTGCTCGTTCTTGTAATGCTCCGTCTGCTAATGCTCTTTCATTCGGGTCAGGGTCATTTAATAATATCTCTATTAATTCTGCTTCTGTGTAATCTAAGAAATCTGTTGCAGCTCCAGCGTCAAGTTGTTGTTGTAGATTTCCACCAAATTCTTCTTCAAATGTATCCACAATATCTTCATTGTCTGTATCTTCATTACCTGTGATTTTATACATATTTGGAATTATTATTTCTGCTCCAACCATATTTTGAGTGAACCCTCTATCCTTTTCATCTATATCAAATTCTAAAAGATACTGGTCTCTTTGATGAAATTTTATTGCTCCTGCTCCATTTATAGTAAGTGGTTTGTATTCTATCAATTGATTGATTTCTTTGAAGTCAGTTCTATATTCTTGATTTGTAACTTTTTCATCTATTTCAATTTTCATTTCTGTTCTGTCAGGAGAAGTTTCTGTTAAGACATATTTTAAATCTCTTGGAAAAAGTTCAACTTCTTCAACTCTATCTTGTTGTTGTGTTTTATCATCATTAAACTTTGTGTAGTATCTTCTTACACCATTGATATTTTTTACTTGATAATTTCCTGTCCAAACTTGTCCGTTTCCGTCTACCAATATTGTTCTTTCTCTACCTGCTAATCTTCTTAAAAATTTATAAACTACCTTATATTCTCCTTCAATTAGTCCCATATCTCTAAGGTGTTGCCCAACATTAATGTCAATAAAATTACCACCATTTTCAAGTTCTACTTCACCTAATGATAAAATTTTTGTTCCTAATAAATTAGCATCATCTGCTGATGTAGAGTCTGGTGAATAAACGTGAAGAACAATAAAGTCATTTAAAGTATCTCTACCAAAACTACTATACACTCTTTTTTGGTCAAAGTATGTATTTCTCTCTGCTTGTGTAAATCCGTATTCTCTCATTACTCGTTCGCGTCTTTCTTAGTTTTATCTTTAATGTATGGAAATCCAAGTTCCAACCATATTTCTTGTCCACGTCTTATTCTGTATATATGATTTTCAATTACCTCATCATATGTAAAATTCTTTAAATCTCTTTTAGCTCTACTATATCTACTCTTCTTACCAAAGATTTTATCTTTCAGTTTTAGTTTCCAATTTACAACTTTTCTTTTTTTATTAAGTCTAAAATCTTCCCAACCATCAGCGTTTTTTCCACCCTGGTTTGCTTCTTCTTTAAAGAAGTCTAATATTTTATTATGTAGTAATTCAGTTGACATAAGTGGTGTATAACTTTCATCAAAATATACATTTACAAATTGTATCAAGTAATCTCGTAATGTTGCTTGAAATTGAACTTCATCTTCCGTTCCCTCATCAGTATCACCATTATCATCAGTATCACCATTATCATCTTCCTCTGGTTGAAAATAGTATGTAAACGAATTGTCTAATTCGCCTGTAAAGAATTGTTGTTCGTTTAGTATTCTGACATTTTGGAAGTCTGCTTCTGCTGATGAAGATACATTTGTAGTGCTTTGATAAGAGACTAACTTCCCGTCTTCATCTCGTAATGGTTTATTCGCATCGGCTGAACCTGATAATTGTTGTTTGGCTCTTAAATCTCTAATGTTATTCTCAAACTCTATTAAATCGCTATCAAGTTGATTTCTATAAAAGTCTGATTTAAGTTTTGCTTCTTCAAGTGAATATGGCATTTTATTACCTCACTACTCTGAAATCAAATTCATCATCATAGTAGTTTTCTTGTTCATCTGTTGTTCCACTTCCACTAACTATTTTGATACAAAAACGATAATTTCTTTCCGCTTGTAATCCGTTCATCCACAAATTAAAGTAATTACTTGTTGAATCACAACTAATTTTAGAACCTGTTCCAAATGGAATAATTACCTCTTCTGTTTCTGCGTCAAGAACTGAATAGAAAGCTGAAGCGCTTGGTAAGTATTTGATTGTTAATTCTGCTGGTGTAGAGGCGAAAGTGGTGGTTGGATATAATTCTCTACCAACTACTCTTAGTTTAGTTTTTGAACCCTCTTTGTATTCTGTTCTTAAATTTTGGAAGTAAACTTTCAATCTTTCTAAATTTGTAGAAGTCAATGGTGATAAACTTCCTGTTGACCAAGAACTATCGTCCCACATAACTTCTAATTTAGGTGGATAGATTGTATGTGTTTCTCTTGAAAAATATTGTAAATTTCCTAAACGAGTTGTGCTACTTTCATCTTTTGTTGTATCACTACCAGGATTAAATGAAAAATCTCGTGAACCTGTGTATAATGATTCTCGTTTAACTAAAAAGCCCCTGTTTGGAAATGCGGAACTTGAATAAAGATGATTCTTAACTAAGTCAGTTACATCAATTCTTAAATCTTTTTTATCAAAAGTTAGTTGATAAGATGAACTAACTTTATACTGACTACCTTGACTACCTGTCCACCAAGAACCACCATCAGTCAATGTTGAAGTTGACACCCAAGGTGTTTCGTTTTCGTGGTCTCTGTATTGATAACTTACTCCATTTTGAGTTACTGGATTATGGTCAAGTTTTCCTGAACCTTGTTTCCAATCACTACCACTAACCATATAAGCAAATACATTTTGTTCTGCTTCAACTTCTTCTGATGTTGCGTCATATAAATTTAAATAATATTTTGCCGTAGAAGGTATTCTATTGTTTTGTATTGATTCCGAAATATAAGTGTAATCAAAGTCAATTAATATTCTTGATATATTTCCAATCGTTCCGTCATCATTTACTACTTTGTTGATTTCTAATATTTCGTCTTGACCAGTATTGATAGAACTTGTTGTTCCACCTGAATAAATTGTTGCGTCTCTTTTTCCAAACTCAAAATAATGCATTACATATCTCCTACTACTCTACCCTCAATGTCTGTATTGGGGAATTTAATTTCAAATATCGCTGGGTCCATTGATGGATATATAACTCCGTCTTTCGTGGCTGCTTGTAAATCATAAACATTACCACTATAACCACCTGAAACTAAGTGTTTATTCTCAATAACTATTAGGTCATTATTAGGATTATTATCTTGTGGTGGAACTACCGATACCACTCCGTCCACTAATGAAATCTGATATGCTAAATCACTTAATATGATTGGTTGGTTAATTTGCCACCTCTCAACTCTAAAAAATTCTCTAACTCTTGCTATTGCTTTTCTTAACACAACATTTGCATTCGTTCCTCTTTTAGTAGTGATTGCAAATCTCACTCCAACATTAATAACATATCCGTCTTTGATGTTTATAGCATCTGTTAATATTCTATATTGTGAAAGGTATGTTTTTAAATTTCTTTTGACTGCTGTATTTAGTGCTACAAGTTTTCTATTGGTGTCATATCCTAAACAATATAAGTTTAACGCTAATGGATTTGGTATTACATTATCATTTTTAACTTGTCTTATTTCTCCGTCAATAACTTCTAATTGTCCTGGCTCTAATTGTTCATCTTGAACAATATACGCCTTTGCTATATTACCAAACTTCTGTGGTAAATTATAACATCTTGTAATGTAGTCTTGTCTCGTTACTGCTCTATTTTGTGCGTTAAAATAAGCTCCTGCATTTTGTTTTATTTCTATAATGTTTTCTCCACTTGAACCACCAGAAGAAGGTAAGTCATTAAATACTCTTAAACTTTGTTCTGATGTTGTAGCATTGGCTTGATTTAAATTAGTTTTGTCTAATGTATAAGTTAATCTATTAAACCTTGTAATGTCGTTTGAAGGAACATTGTGCTCAATCGCACCACCATAAGTGTATTCAACGGTAAGTGTAGTATTGTTTGGTGCCAATCCAAATGTTTGTGTTTTTAAGAAATTACTTGGGTCAAAACTTTCGTCTAATCTTGAAACACCAAATCCTAAAGCAGAACCTACATTATCTGGATTTGGAATTAAATCTTCATCTGCATTATCACTAACACCTGCTCCAAATCTCAATTCCATTTTATCATCTTCTGTAACATAAGTTGTAAATCTTCTTGCTGTTTTAATTAATTTTAACAAATAAGGTGTATCATTTTGATATGTTGATAAACTCGGGTCATTTAGTGAAGTATTTTCAACACTATCAAAAACTGTATCTTGTGCTAAAAAAGGAACTTCATAATATTTGTTATTGTTACTATCAACTACTGAAATAACTTCTGTTGGTTTTGCATTTTTTAAAACTATCTTATCAAACTTTTTAGCACTTGTAAATGTAAACGTCTCAACCGCTCTTTTACCAGATTGTGCTAAAACTTTTTTTCTTAGTCTAAAATTAGTAGGAACATTTCCTGTTGCTGGTTGTAGAGTTTCTACTTCCATTGGGTCTAATGAACTCGATACCTTAAAGTTTACCGCATCTAATAAATTAAATTCTACTCCGTTTCCTGCTAATACGGTACTATTTGCTTCTACAACACCTGCAAAAGTCAAATCTGGTTTTGAAACTGCGGAAGCTCCTGTGCCAGTTGTAGTTGCAGGAACATCAACTTCAACGGTTAATTCTACGGTCGCTGGTGTTGCTAACTTTGGTTTATACCCATATGATTGTGCAATAGACAATATGTTTTTCTTTTCCTCTGCGTGTTGTAGCATTGTTTCTCTAAACTGATTATCTACATAGTAGTTCAATACATCTCCAACATACGCTGCCATTTCAATAAACATCATACCTGGTGATGCCTCATTAAAATCATTGTATGAATTAGGAAAGTAAGTTTTAGCAAACTCAATAAGATTTTGTCTTATATCAGAAAAATCTCTACCAAGATAGCTAACTTCTTTACTAACTACTTTTTTACTTGTTCCGTAATCTATTTCTTTTGCCATTTATGTTCTCCAACTTCTAATAACCATACATTTCATTCATAGTAAATTGTAGTAGTAATGAATCAAACACATCAGGTTGTAGTGATACTGAAAATTCTATTTGAATATTTAATTGATTACTATCATCAACTGCATTACTTACAAATACATCATTTATTATAATGTAAGGTAATTGTTTAGCAACTGCTTCTCTAATAATCTCGTCAGATTTATTTGATATCTCAACTATATTTTGGTCAAATAAGATATCAATAAGGTTACAACCGAAATCTGGCTGCCCAACCCTCTCACCAGGTGTGGTGAGTAACAAATTTCTTAGATTGGATTTTGCTTGTTCTAATACAGTTTTTGTTTGATTAAATAATCTTCCGTCAACATTGAATCCAAGTGGAAATCCAATTCCAACATATCTATCATCATCACTATCTATTGCCTT